GAGGTGAAAAACCTAAGAAATTTGAAATTTGGAAAAATGGGCATATGATTAATCAGTCATCTCATGCTAAAGAATATCAAAAGATTTTAGAACAAAACATTTTAAAACTGAACCATAAAACTTTCCATCAAGTTGTTGTACTTGGTTCTTCTTCCTTTATCCCTTTTATGCAGTTATCTTCAAGTCACAGAAGAGAAGTGATTGAAGACCTGCTTGATATTAACGTATTCAGTTCAATGAATACTTTGCTGAAAGAAAAGACTAATGCCCTTAAAGATTCATTAAAAGACCTCAATTACAATATTGATATCCAAAGCAATAAGATTACTGCTCAAGACAAATACATTCGTGATGTTGCTGCAGTGACTGAGGAGTCAAGGAGGGATTATGAATCTAGGATACAAGAATCGAAGAATAGCATCGATGCGTTACAGGTTGAGAATAGTGAGTTTAGCATGGGTCTCGAAGAATCTATTCAACAAACCGAAGAAGGGTTACAATCTTTACAGGATCGGAAGCAAAGTCTACTGCTCGGAAGTCAGGATAAGATCTCTTCAATCCGTGACATCGATAAACGGATCACCTTTTTCGAAGAGAATGGTTCGTGTCCCGTATGCGACCAAACCATTTCAGACGGCCATAAACATGAGATTCTCTCCGTTGCTGAAGAAGAAAAACGTGGGTGGAAGTCAGCGCTTAAAACCATCGGAGAAGAAGGCACTCAGGTGGAAACGAAGATTAGTGAACAGACTAGCATACTCGCTGGGTTTCGAGATCGGTTATCTAAACTCTCTGAGAACAACAGGGAGATATCTTTCCTTCAAAACCAAATAAAAGAGTACCAATCTGCTATACAAAATCAGGTTGGTGCTGACCTAACTGCCGCACGTGCAGAACGCGATCAAATGAAAAATGAAAAAGATTTGATGTTTGAAAGCAAAATCAATATGTCTGAGCAGTTTAATTATAATATGGTAATCAATGAAATGCTCAAAGATACTGGTATAAAAACCAAAATCATCAAGCAGTATCTACCAGCGATCAATAAACTTGTAAATCAATATCTCCAAGTTTTAGATTTCTTTGTTCATTTCAATTTGGATGAATCATTCCATGAAACTATTAGATCTCGACATCGAGACGAGTTTACATATGATTCATTTAGTGAAGGTGAAAAGCAACGCATCGACTTAGCACTCTTATTTACATGGAGACAAATTGCTAAGATGAAAAATTCTGTTGCTACTAATCTATTGGTTCTAGATGAAACATTTGATTCATCTTTGGATCATGATGGTGTGGAGAACTTGCTAAAGATTCTTTATACCTTAGATGATAAAACTAATGTGTTTGTCATTTCTCACAAAGGTGAGATTCTTGATGGTAAGTTCAATCACAAAATTGAATTTAAGAAAGAAAAAAACTTTAGCAAAATGGTCGCATAATGGTTTACAAATATGTCATTATGTAGTATAATAGTTCAATAATTGAAACACGGAGAGTATTATGGAATTGAATGAAAATACTATCGAAGTCCTGAAAAATTTTTCAGGCATTAACCAGAATCTTCTGGTTCAAGAAGGAAATACTATCAAGACTATTAGTGAAGCACGGAATGTGGTTGCTACAGCGCAAGTCACGGAAGAGTTTTCTCAAAAGTTTGGTATCTACGACTTGAATGAGTTTATCGGTGTTCTTGGTTTGATGGATAAAGCAAACTTGAAATTTGATGAAAGTTTCGTAACAGTTGGTGACTCTACTGGTCGATCAAAAATCAAGTATTTCTTTTCGCCTGAAGAAACTTTGACTTCACCTACAAAAGATATTAACATGCCGAATGCGGACGTGAAATTTACTTTTAGCAGTGATACTATCAATAAGATTAAACGTGCTGCCGCAACTCTTGGTCACTCAGAAATGTCTATCTCAGGTAAAGATGGATCCCTTGTATTGTCCGTTGTGGATAATGCTAACTCTACATCAAATACATATTCGATCGAAATTGATGGAGAGTTTCCTGCTGACTCAGTCTTTAACTTCATTATAAATATCTCGAATCTGAAATTGCTTCCTGGCGATTACGAAGTGAGTATTTCCTCGAAGTTGATTTCAGAGTTTAAGCATAAAGAAATGAACGTTCGTTATTGGATTGCACTAGAAAAATCCTCAACTTTTGGAGTATAAAATAAAATGTCGACAGATAATACAGCAGAACTGATGAAACTTGCTAATCAGGTTGCTCGATCAACTGTAGCAGTTGTAGATGCTATCACTCAACGTGGTGGTTTTAAGGGTGAAGAACTCTCTACTATTGGTCAGTTGCGTGATCAAGGAATTCAAATTATTTCTTTGGTCGAAACGATGGAACAAGAAAAAGCAATGGAAGACGGAGATTAAACTTTACTTTCTTAAGATATCGTGATATAATTATGTTTTGTTATGGAGTTTGTGAATGTCTAATGAATATCTTTGGGTCGAAAAGTATCGTCCACGCACTGTTTCGGAAACTATCTTACCAGATAATCTGAAACAGACTTTCCAAAAAATTGTTGAATCAGGTGAATTGCCTAATATGCTTTTCACCGGATCAGCAGGACTCGGTAAGACCACAGTGGCGCGAGCAATATGCAATGAACTTGATCTTGACTATATTGTCATCAATGGATCGGAAGAGGGCAATATTGATACTCTCCGTGGCAAGATCAAGCAATTTGCATCAACTGTCTCATTACAAGGTGGAATTAAGGTTGTTATCCTTGATGAGGCAGACTATCTGAATCCGCAGTCAACTCAACCTGCTCTTCGTGCTTTTATCGAAGAGTTTTCCAACAACTGCCGATTCATCCTTACTTGTAATTTTAAGAACCGTATTATTGAACCACTTCACTCAAGATGTGGTGTATATGAGTTTGGATTTAGTTCTAAAGCACAGGCAACTGCATGCGCAGGTTTGTTTATGAAACGTGCCGAAGAAATATTGAATAAAGAAAATGTGACTTATGATAAAAGTTCTCTTGCTGAACTGATCATGAAACACATGCCTGATTGGAGGAGAGTGTTAAATGAACTACAACGATATGGCATTGCTACTGGTCACATTGATAGCAGCATCCTTAGCAATCTGGCAGATTCAAACTATGAAGACCTCTTTCACTATCTAAAAGAAAAAGACTTTAAGAAAATGCGTAAATGGGTTGCAGATAATATAGATGTTGATGCGTCTGCTATCTTTAGAGCAATTTATGATCGTATGACGGATAAAGTTACACCACAATCAATTCCTCAACTCGTATTGATTCTTGCTGATTATCAGTATAAGAACGCATTCGTTGCTGATCATGAACTCAATGTTGTTGCTTGTATGACGGAGGTTATGGCAAATGTCGACATCGTATAAACTATACACTCAAAATGATTGTCCGTATTGCGTTCTAATAAGAGAAAAATTAGATGAGTGGGGAATCGAATATGATGTAATCAATATCAGTTATGATAAAGATGCAAAACTATTCTTAAAAGAAAAAGGTCATCGTACAGTTCCTCAGTTGTACTATGAAGATATTCATCTCAATAAAGTAGATACCGAAGCATTTACTCTCAACCTGCTTTTGTCTGAAAAAAGGTTTGCCGAAGATGGACAAGATTGGGGAGTAGAAAGTTTTGCATAATAAAAGATTTAAACAGGCATGGAGAATTTGGGCAAAGACTATCGGAAGTAAAATAGGAGATAACCATGAAAGTGACGTTGCAGCATTCTTACGAACTATATGGGTTGTTACTCATCTGGTCGCTTGCTTTTTTATTATCGCTCATAACGGCATAAAGATTGGTTGGTTCTAATGAATCCGTTTGATTATTTAAATGCTATTAACAACACTAAAAAAGATATAATGGTTGATGACCTTGCCGAAAAAGGTTATAACTCTTTTATGATCAATCGTGGTTTGTCTTATTTTAATGACACAGTATTGATGGCAAATGAGATGAACCGATATCATCAAATTGATAATCGTTTGAAATTTGACTTTCTTATAAATATCGTTAGAAAGAAAAAACGGTTTTCAAAATGGTTAAAACCTGAAACCGAAAGTGATTTGGAAGTAGTCAAGGAATATTATGGTTATAGCAATGAAAAAGCAAAACAAGCCTTGACCCTTCTAAACGACGATCAAATTGATGAATTAAAAAAGAAGGTTTACAAAGGTGGAAGAAAATAATAACACTGTTGAATGGACACCAAGTTCTATGCTTGAAGTCACTCTAAACGAACCAGATGATTTTCTAAAGGTTCGTGAAACTTTGACTCGCATTGGTGTCGCATCTCGTAAAGATAAAA